GAAAATAAAGATTTAGAAAGTTTAGAATATGATTCTTATAACAATAGTGAATATTCGAATAATGATATTAAAGTTGTTAAGTTACAAGTATCAAATGAAGATATAAGTGAAACTGGTGAAAATGAAGAAATAAATAATTTAGATTTTGAGCATGAGGATTTAGCTGATTTAGAAGGTGATTTTGAACCAGAAGTTACTAATGAATATGTTGAGGAAGTTTTGGATCTTAAATATGATACCCAAGTAAAACATTTAGAAGATAATATACCTTCATCGTCAGATTTAAAAACTATTTCTATTAATTTAGGAGAAGAGCATCATGAAAACGAGGATAATATTGATTATAAAAAATTACAGCTAGCAAAACTTAGAAGTATTGCGATTGAAAAAGGTTTAATTAATAATTATGAAGCATCAAAATTAAAAAAACCTGAATTACTTAAATTACTTGGTGCTGAATAAGTTTTATTTTGAATATTATTTAATACATATTATGTATTAAATTAAGTGAACACTTTTTGGAGTAAAGATTATTTATTTGATTATGACAATTTAGACAAAGATAAATTGTGTAAAATTTTATTATAATTATACTATATAGATGTCAAGTTTAACTTGTTATAGTGATAAAACAAAACAATATGGATGGGAAAATTGTTATAATGCTTCAAATAATTATGATTTTAATTCTCCTGCAAAAATGGCTGATGGGCGTTTATGGGCACAATGGCAACCTTCTGCTGTAACCAATGAAAGAATTCAAAGGCGAGAAGGTATTCAAAGTAACTGGGGTTATCGTCAGTTTCTTCAGAGAAATGGTTTACAAATAATGAATTATAATAATCAAGAAGCTTGTTACACACTTGGTTTAGGTCCACATGTTAATACTGGTAAAACTCCATCTGATAATGTTCCATATACTTTTAAAGGTACATTTGATAGAAGTACTCCAGGTTTTGGTTATTGTAATTCTGACCTTAAAAATATATATTTATCTAGAGAACAATTAAATTCAAGATTAGTAGCACCATCAATTAATCCTGCTAATTTTAAGAAATAAATTAAATTATAAAAAATGATATAATAAGTTTTTATAATTAAATATTATAATGAAAATACTATCAATTGATGTTGGAATTAAAAATTTAGCGTTTTGTCTTTTTGTTAAATCTCTAACCTTTGAGCATTTTAAGGTCTCAAAATGGGATATTATTAATTTATCAGAAGAAGAAACATTAAAATGTGTTTTTGTTGAAAAAAATATTTTATGTAATAAGCCGGCCAAATTTAAGAAAGACAATAAATGCTATTGTGTCAAACATTCTAAAAAGCAACAATATCAAATACCAACATCTGAACAAAAACCATCTTTTATCAATAAACAAAAAATTGCTAATCTATATGATATCGCAGATAATCATAATATTAAATATGAACCAAAAATTAAAAAAACAGATTTGGCTATCTTAATTAATGAAAATATAAAAAAAATTTATTTTGATACAATTGAAAGTAAAAAAGCAAATGAAGTTGACTTATTTAATATTGGAGTGAATATAAAAAATAAATTTAATGAAATGTTTAAAGATGAGGGAAAAATAGATTATGTAATTATTGAAAATCAAATAGGACCACTAGCAATAAGAATGAAAACAATTCAGGGTATGATTATACAATATTTTATTATGTCTAATCTAAATGTTGATTATATTGAATTTATATCAGCATCAAATAAATTAAAAGATTGTGATACAAAAGATAAAGAAAAATATAGTGATAGAAAAAAATTAGGTATAGCAAAATGTTTAGGAATTTTGTCAACAGATTTTAGATTTAATGACCAGATAAATCATTTCAATGCACATAAAAAGAAAGATGACTTATCAGATTCATTTTTACAAGGTTTATGGTTTATTAATAATAAAAAACTATAATTTAAATTATTTAATTTTTACAATATATTAATTGTAATTCGTAATACTTAAAATTAAATGTTCTAATTAATCAATAAATATGGCAGATTTAATGGAAATTACAGAACTCAATTTTAATGATACTGGTTTTGGTCGTTCTTCAAATTTTGGTGGAGGTTTAGAACTTTTAATGAATGATAAGGTAAGAGAAAGTTCGCGACCAACAAGTGATATAGATTTAGAAGATTTAAATAAACTTGAAAATGAATTAAATGATTTAGTAGAGGATGTTCCATCAAGTAGTTTTGCTCCTAGTTCAGACTTATTTGATACTAAACCATCAGTATCATTTAGTGATGAACCAATTCGTTTAAACGGTTTTGATGATAACAATCTTGGAAAAGCTACTTCAGATACAGAAAATGATAATAAAACGTGGGATGGATATGGAAAATTTAATAATATACCTTTAAATCCAGATAAACAACTTCCTATGGAACCTAAATTATCAAGAGATGAAATGCTTAGAGAAAAATTTAAATATTTAAGAAAGTTAGAAGCTCTTGAGAAAAAAGGGGTTGAATTATCAAAGAAATATTCTATGGATTCTTCCCTCCAAGAAATGATGGGTGAATATGAAACAATTATGGAGGAAAAGACAAAGCAAAATTCAGTAAAATTTCAAGGTAATATGCTTATGGCTATTATAAATGGTATTGAATTTTTAAATAACAAATTTGACCCATTTGATATTAAATTAGATGGATGGTCAGAACAAGTTCAGGAAAATATCAATGATTATGATGATATATTTGGTGAATTACACGAAAAATATAAGAGTAAGGCTTCTATGGCTCCAGAATTAAAATTATTATTTCAATTAGGTGGAAGCGCTATGATGGTTCATATGACAAATACTATGTTTAAATCATCTATGCCAGGTATGGATGATATTTTACGTCAAAATCCTGACTTAATGCGTTCATTCCAAAATGCTGCAGTTAATTCAATGGCTCAAACGAATCCAGGTTTTGGAGGATTTATGTCTAATATGATGAATCCTACACCCAATGGAATCTATGGAGAACCTCCGAGAGGAATGGGACCTCCTCCACCATTAGCTACACAAGGTCCAAATGCTATTCCTCCTCCAATTGGAAGACCAGGAAATAATAATTTCGCAAGACCTGATTTGAATTTTAGCAGAAGTAATTTTGAAGATGGTATTAGTCTTAGAGAGAATAATGAAAGACCTGACGTTCAAGATAGAATCAGTAAAAGACCTCAACCTCGTGCTGAAATGAAAGGACCTAGTGATATTACTGATATTCTTTCTGGATTAAAAACAAAAACAATTAATATACAACAACCTAATACACCTAGTAATGTAAATGATAATAGCACAATTAGTATAAATGATCTTAAGGAATTACAAAGTGAAGGTAATATGCCAAAACGCAGTGGTCGCAGAAAAAAATCAGCTAGTAATACTATTAGCTTAGATATATAAATATTATTTACTTTTGTTGTAATATATCTTAAGTATATATTTTTGAAATATAAAAAGGTGTAAAAATAAAATTTTACACCTTTGGACATTTCACACGTTAGGAAAACGCCGATTTTTATATAGTAAAATTATATAAAAATAATTTATTGTATTACCTTAATGAATAACGAAGAACTCATTAAGGAAAATCTATTATTGAGAGAAGAAAACGAGAAATTTAAAAACAATTAGAAAATTATAATAATTCACGAAAATCTTATTATGAAAAAAATAAAGATTTAGTAAATCAAAAGGCAAAAGAACGCTTAATTTTATTTTATTCAACAGTGACAACTTTAGCTAAATTTTTAGGTTTATCAGGATTAATCCCTTTATTAATAGAGAGATAGTAAGCAAATAATTGTATAGGTATAATACCTAATAAAGAAGAATAACTTTTATTTTCAGTCACTAATATATATTCACACGTAATATCGTTGCAAATAGATATATTATTACTAATAAAAATAACAGGTGAGTTTCTAGAAATAACTTCTTGATAACAATTAATAGTTTTATTACAGTAATTTTGGTCTAAATTACAAATAATAACTGGAAATTTTTCATCTAATAAAGCAAATGGACCATGTTTTAGTGAACTAGATGAATAACCTTCAGCATGTATGTAACAAATCTCTTTTAACTTCAGAGCTCCTTCTTTAGCAATATATTCATCAGTCCCTTTACCAAGTATAAACATATTATTTTCTTTAAAATTATTGATGATATGTTTTATTTTATTACTACATTCATCTAATGTCATTTTAATATCATTTGATAAGTTATGTAAGTCGCAAATTATTTTAGCTCTTTTTTGTTTATTAATTTTATGAATACTTGAAAACCATATAGCTGCCAGAGAAAGACAAACAACTTGACTGGTGAATGCTTTAGTCGATGCTACGCCAACTTCCTTCCCAGCATTACAATAAATTCCACAATCAACTTCTCTCGCTATTAATGAATCAACAACATTTACAATACCAATAGTTATTAAATTATTATTTTTCGCAATTTCTATACATCTATGTAAGTCTTTAGTTTCACCAGATTGTGATACTAATATTAGTGCTGTTATACCTATTTTAGGAATATCATATTCATTAAAATCAGCACCATCAAATACTTGAATAGTATTAAAATTACATAAATGTTTAAAATAATACATACCATATAAACTTGCAAAATATGATGTACCACAACCTAAAATAATTATATTAGTTATATTTTTTAATAAATCAGAATGTTGTTCTAATCCTCCTAATTTAACTTCACTTTCATTTTTAATTCTACCACCTTTGTTTATAGAATTAAGTATTACATCTGGTTGCTGATATATTTCCTTTAAAGTCCAATGATTATAAGGATATGGTGATAATTCAGATTCTAAAATAGTAATATTTTTCTTTTTATAATTTTGTTTTGTATTAATAGATAACCCTAACGGATTATTATCTCTAGAAATTATACATATATCATCATTATGTAATGTGATATAATTTGCCATTATGCCACAAAAACCACTCTGTTCAGATGTAACTATTATATTGTCTTCAGTTTGACCAACTAACAATGGAGAACCATTTCTTACACAATATAATATATTTTTTTTAAATGTAGATTGTATTATTAATCCGTATGTACCGGTTAAGCTTTCAATTGTTTTTTTAATAGCATCATAAACATTATTATATTTATTATAATTAAATTCTATTAAATTAACGATAACTTCTGTATCGGTTTGTGATTTAAAACTAAACCCTTCTGATATCAACATTTTTTTTAATTCTTTATAATTTTCTATAATTCCATTATGAACGATAGCAAATTTACCAGAATTTGATAAATGAGGGTGAGCATTTTCATCTGTTTTACCACCATGTGTAGCCCATCTATTATGTCCAAATCCTATAGAAGAATTTAAAGTTTTATATTCTATACATTTCAATTTTTCTATTGCGTCCATTTCATTTGTTGAAGCATATTTATGAACTTCAAATTTATCTTCATTTATTATACATAAGCCTGCTGAATCATATCCTCTATTTTGAAGTTGAATTAAACCATTAATAATTAATTGATATACACTTAATGAATTTTTACTTTCTAATAATACTAAACCAAATATTCCACACATTTATAATATTTTCTAATATATTATAAATTGATGTTTTTAATTTATTATCCTTCTAGTAATTTTTTATATAGCTATAAAAAGTTTATGAAATTTTGTAATTAGTTTCATATGATAATACTTGTAAATGTTCAAGGGTTTACGAAGTAATGAATTTAATATCATTTTGTTTCAGAATTATAAATAATTTCTTTATTAATATTATTATGAATTATTTAATTGAATCAATATTAGTTGGGATATATGTGTGTTTTATATATTTATTTTTTTCTTCATTTATTAAAAATTTTTATTTACTTTTATTAGTTTGTGGATTTTGTAAACATTTTTTAGGTTCATTTTTTGGAATATGGACATGGTATTGTAATAATGGAGAAGAATGTATAAAAGTATTAAATCAAGATTACAAATACAAAGCTAATAATTTGTATTTATTAAGTGAGTCAATCTATGAATCATTAGCATTTATAATAACAGGAACAATATTAAAATTATTTATAAAAAAAAATATTTATTTATTCATGATAATGGGTATCATATTACATATCGGTAGTGAATATATTGGAATTCATAAAATATTTTGTTTACGTAATTGTGATAAAATTGATTAACTTGAAAAACAAAAACGAGAACAAGATAAATTTATAAAAACAAAATAAATACAAAAATTTATCAGAGATATTTGTAAATCTTCAAGGGTGTAATACTTTTTATTTTTGACAAGCAATTTGATGAGTTTGTTCATCCATTTTATAATATATCCTCAAAATTAGAACTGGTTTCTATTTCCATTTATATATAAATAATTATTAATAATAATTATTTAGGTTAATTCAATATAAATAATAATACTATAAATAATTAATGGAGTCTAGAAATAAAAAACCTAATTTCTCAATGACAACTTGTACAAAAACAGGTATCAAAATAAAAAAAACAGGTAATGATTATAAACATGATCCGTTTGCTGGAATTGATCCATTTAAAAATCAAACACGAGATAGAGAAAGAATTGATATAGATTATAATAACAATAGTTATGAAACAATTGATTTAAAAATTGAAAACTATTCGAGAGAAGAATTATATAAATTATTTGGATTTAAATCTACAGCTATTCTTACTGAAGAGAAAATGAAGGAAGCAAAAAAAATAGTACTTAAAACTCATCCAGATAAGTCTCGTTTAGATAATAAATATTTTATTTTTTTTGGAAAAGCATTTAAAAAACTTCAAGAAATATATGAATTTCAAAATAAATCACATAAAAAAACAAATGATACAAGCGAATATTTTGATTCACAAAATGGTGAAGTTTTAGATAAAATGTTTGATATAAAAAAAGAACTAAAAGACCCAATGAATTTTAATAAATGGTTTAACGAACAATTTGATAAACATAAATTAGAAGATATAAATGAAACTGGTTATGGAAGTTGGTTAAAATCAGACGAGGACATTATTTTTACTCCACAAAATATAAATAAAGATTCAATGGGGAGAGAAATGGATAAAAGAAAAAAGGAAATACAAGCATTGACTCCATATAGAGGTTTTGGCGATTCATTTCATTCATCATCAGCTGGTGGTTCATCTTTAATGGAATATAATACTAATTTTACATCAGGGTCTTTATTTAATGGAGGTGGTGGAATGAGTTACACAGATTTACGTCAAGCTTATGCTGAATCTGTTATACCAATTACAGAAGACGATTTTAATAAAGTACAAAAATTTAAATCAATAGATGAATATAAACATCACAGAGATACTGTCGATATTAAACCTCTAAGTAAAGAAGAAGGATTAAGACAATTATATAATCAAGATAAAGATAAAAATGAAGAATCTGCTGCATTAGCATTTTACCATGCTCAGCAATTAGAGAGGGCTAAGAAAAATAATGATGATTTTTGGTCTGGACTTAAACAAATAACAAATTTGTAAAATAAATAATATAAATATATTTTTTATATATTATTTATAAATGCCTGAAGGTCCTGAAATTTGGATTTTAAGTGAAGCAATTAATAAATTTTACCATACTGAAAAAACTAAAGCATATGGAAAACATTTATTTATTTTTAATAAAGACTCTATTACAGGTGAAAATTGGTCATTTGGATTAAATGGTAATGTTAGAATTTTAGATAATAATGAATTAATTAAAATACATACTGGTTGGATATATGGAGACAAAATTGGATTTTACAATTATGAATCAGAAATTCAAAAACTCGGCACAAATTGGCTAACAAGTTCGGAAGCAGATTTACATAAAATAGTAGAGAGCTGGAACAAATCTAATAAAAAATTGGCTAGTCTAATTCTTGATCAGACTAAAATTTCTGGTATCGGAGTTGCATGGGGTTCTGAAATATTATTTAAAGCTGATTTGAAACCTGATATGAGATGTTGTGACCAAGCTTTGAATAAATTAGTAGATTCAATGATAGAGATTCGAGAGAAAATTAAGAAACAATATAGTGAACTAATTGATGAATCAAATTGTAAAGAATTTATTAATGAATGGTTTGAAAATTTATATGAAGTTAGAGAGATGTATATATACAAAAAAGGCTCACAACTCAAAGTATTAGGTCGTAATTGGTGGGTATAATATAATAATATATTTTATTGTATTTTTTTAAAGTATATATATAATGAGTAAGAAAATGGAAAATGGATTATTTATATTTAGAAGGGATTTAAGAATTATAGACAATAACGGATTAAATTTTCTCTCTACACTTTGTAATAACATATATACAATTTTTATTTTTACTCCTGAACAAGTAGGTTCAGGTAATAAATATAAATCTTCTAATGCTATACAATTTATGATAGAGTCGCTTGATAATTTAGCTTCAGAAATTAGAAAGCAAGGTGGAAATCTCTATATATTTTATGGGAAGAATAACAAAGTTATAGCTGATTGTATTAAGGCGTGGGATATTAATATTGTTGCGTTTAATTTAGATATTACTCCTTATGCCCGAGAGAGAGATGATGAAATTGTAAAATTATGTCAACGAATGAAAATCTTCGTAACATATGATAACGATTATTATTTAACTGAACCAAGTGAAATCCTAAATGGGTCTGGGGAATCATATGTTAAATTTACACCATACTATAATCGAGCTAAAACTAAAACAGTAGAAAAACCTATTACTAAAAAACTACATTTTAATAGTTCTGAAGCTCATATACCAAATAAAATAAAACTTGATTTAGCTATGAAAAAATTTGTTGGAGAAGAAAACGCCGATATTCTAGTAAGAGGTGGTAGGTCAGAAGCATTGAAACAATTACGAATAGCAGCAAAAAACATAAAGCACTATGCTAAAACTAGAGATGATTTATCGAAACCTACATCACAATTGTCAGCTTATATAAAATTTGGCAATGTTAGCATAAGAGAAGTTTACCATACATTTAAGTCTAATCACTCTTTTATTCGTCAGCTATACTGGAGAGATTTTTATGGACAAGTTCTCTATAATCATCCACATGTATTAGGTAATAGTTTAAATAAAAAATATGATAAAATTAAATGGCATCATAATGAACGATGGTTTGAAACTTGGAAAAAAGGTGTTACAGGCTTTCCTGTCGTTGACGCAAGTCAGAGACAACTACTCGCAACGGGTTGGACACATAATAGAGGTCGTATGATTTCTTCCAGTATATTAATAAAGATATTACTTATTGATTGGAGAGAAGGCGAACGCTTTTACGCTCAGCATCTTCTAGACTATGATGTAGCAAATAACAACGGCGGCTGGGGTTGGAGCTCAGGTGGAGGTAGTGACGCGCAACCCTTCTTCAGATATTTTAACCCATATATGCAGTCAAAAGAATATGATCCTCAGTGCGAATATATCAAGAGATGGATTCCAGAGCTCAGGTCTATAGATTCAAATGATATTCACAACTGGGATACTGCTTGGGAGAAGCATAAGGATTGTGGATATCCTAAACCAATTGTAGATTATAAAGAGCAGAGAGAAAAATCTATTAAGATGTATAAAGATGCTTTATACTAAAATAATTAAATATCCATATTATAATAGTATATAATATGGATATTAATGCTATTCTAGAAGAAAATGAAAAATTAAAACAACGTATTAGTGAATTAGAAGAGAAATTAAATAATTACACTAACCCTCCAGCTCATAAAGTATTTTATGAAAAAATAAAGAAAAAATTATTGAGGGTGCGGTTTTAAATCTTCAAGGGTGTAAAAAGAAAAGAAAAACTAAAAAATGAGAATATTAAGGAAAATTAAATATTTTAATTGTAAATTATTTACACCTTTGAAGAATTAAAATATGATTATATTTCCTAAATTTGTGCCGGTAATTTTCATAAAGGTGCGGATTTAAATCTTCAATGCTGTAAAAAATGTTCTCTTAGTAATCATATATATGAAAGAAATTATTTTATACCAAACTATCAAATCAAACAATTGTGAACATATCAAACAAAAGACTCATTGAAATAGGATACATAATATGTTGATTATCAGGATATTAAATACCCTAAACAAATTGTTAATTATGGATAACATAAAGAAAAAAATTTAAATTGTATGCTAGTGTATTTCACTAATCATTTAAATTTAAAATTGAATATATTATACAAAAATAAATATATCATATTGTTTAAAATGAAATTATATACAAATATAATTAATCCATTAATGTTTGGCACTTGGGTATTAAGAGTAACTAATGATTTAAATATAAAAAATGGTATAAATTATATTCAACTTCAAGAAGAACCTATTATTAAATTAAAAACTTTAAAACAAGATGGTTTATTTGGAATAAAGAAATCTAGAACTGCCGACATTTGTAATATTACTTATATTAATGATAATTGTTATTCATTTCTATTAAATTATTCTAAGAAAAATATATATTCATATTCATTTATAGGCATTGAAATACCTGAATATAAATCAGATAGTTTATCTTATTATAAAGAAAAAAATTTAACTATAAATTTATTTCAAGAAACAATATTAATTAATGACAATAACACTCCTTTATATTATATATTTGATTTATACATTGGAAAACTAAAATATCCTAATACAGAAACAACTATTAATACATTTATATTTACGCAATTATTCAGTATACTCATGAGTTTAATAATTACTAAGCTTTTATGAGTTATTTATATTAATTTTATTTATTAATTTAAATAAATGACTGAATTATATTCTAAAGAAGGATTTGTATTCATTAAAAATGAAAAAAACAACTATAGTTTGTCTTTTGAAATGGAAAATAATGATATTATTTTATCGAAAATTATTGACTTTAATTTAGTAAAACTTATTTATGATTTGAATAATGATATATATGAAAAAGTTAATTTAAAAATTATAAATGAAAATGAGGCAACTATAATTCTATTGATGAAACATCTGTTTGAAGATTTAGGTTTACCACAACGTTTTTCTTATCTCCATGTTAAAAAAACTTGTCAAGAAAACCGAATCACATTTGATTCGAAAACAATTAACTCTGAAAGGCCTGAAGGTATGCCAATAAATGCTGAAGTAGTACCTATTAGAAAAATGATATCTAATTGTGATATTATTACACCAAATAAAATAAGATTTACATTTATTGTTTTATTCGAAAATCATTCCATTCCACCGGTTGTGGAAAAATTAGTAGGTCTAATTTTATATAAAATATTTAATAGAGTAAAACAATTTATAGAAAACGTCAGAATGTAATGTATGTTTAATAATATTATAAAAAATATTAAATGTTTATTTATTGTATTAAATACTTTATTTATTTTTGGCACTGAAATGATATTATATTGTATATTTCAAGATTATTCTCTTTTTATTGATAGATTATCAATGCGTTTAGCATTTATAAATATTCTTTATGTTAAAATATTTCAAGCATTTGCTTTAAATAACAACTTAATTGATCATGACATAAATAATAAACTACTAAAATTCACAGATAATGCTCCTTGGAGTTATTCTGATATTGATATAGAACAATTAATTCAAATGTCAGAAAAATATAATATAAATTTATCACATGGATATGAAAAACCAATAAATTCAGGTATGATTTCATTAGTTTTTGTAGGTTATGAAAAAAATAACTTTAATAAAAAAGTAATAATTAAAATGAAAAGGAAAAATATTCAACAACGTTTAGATGATGCTATAGATAATTTATTGTTTTCAATATATATTTTATCATTCATTTCTATTATTAATAAATACCAATTAGCTGACGTTATAAATAAAAATATTGAAATAATTAGACATCAAACTAATTTTTTAGAAGAAATAGATAATATGGATAAAATTAGAGAGAATTGTAAAAATTTAAAATATGTAAAAATCCCAATAGCAAATAGAAATGTAACAGAAGAATATCCTAATGTAATATTAATGGAATATATTGAAGGAATTAAAATTAATCAAATTGAAGAAGATTATGAATCATTCGCAAAATTAGTAGTTAAATTTGGGCTGGTAACCACTATATTACATGGAGTAACACATGGAGATTTACACGGAGGAAATATTTTATTCATTAGAGATCATAAAGACACTAAGTATCCTCATAAAATTGGTATCATTGATTTTGGAATAATTTATCATGTTGAATCGCAATACAAAGGATTATTATTTGATATTTTTACGCAACTATTTGAACAATCACCACGTGAATCTGCTGAAAAATTATTGAATTCTGGATTAATTGATCCACCTGGAATTTTACAACAAATACCTAAAGAAGATTATAATAATATTTTATCGTTTACAACTGATATTATTAATGAAACGATTAATTCGTCTAAAAAAGCAAATCAATTACAAATTTACAAATTTCTATCAAAAATTAAAGCATATTTATTAAAAGATAAATTGGCTAATATTGGTATAAGACCTAGTGATGATTTTGTTAAATCACAACTTGTAATTGCTATGGCACAAGGTGTAACATTAACACTTTGTAAAGATGATTTTATTACATTAATGGATAAAGCAATAAATGAAATATTTAGAACAAATATTCTTCTTACACTAAAATAAATTAAATAAATATTTTGAGTAATTAAATATATTTAATTATCGTAACCCCAAGTCCAAACTAAAATAGTAGGATTAATTATATAATTTATGTAGAGTTACCCTATTACATAATATTAATTATAAGTTTATCACTTCTAAACTATCTATAATAGATAGTATTATTATTTAAAATTGAAATAAATTAAATACTAATTAATGTAATTATAAATGGAAACTGATATATCAACAATGAATCCGACTTTTATATTTGTAGATGGAAGTTATTACTGCTTTTACCGCTATTTTGCACTACAACAATGGTGGAAAAATGCACACCCAGAAGAACCACTTGATAACCCGTATAAGAATGAAAAATTTGTTGAAAAATTTCGTAAAACTTTTATTGATAATTTACAACAAATACCTAAAAAACTTAAAATTCACAAATATCCTATTAAACCTATATTAATTGTTGGCAAAGACTGTAAACGTGAGCATATTTGGCGGAATGATTTATTTAAGGATTATAAAGCTAATCGCGCAAATGGTTCTGAAGATGGATTTATGGGTGGACCTTTCTTCAAAATGGCTTATGAGGAACAACTTTTTCAAAAAGGAGGTGCTAAAGCTATTTTAAAACATCCACGTTTAGAAGCTGATGATTGTATTGCCTTATCAGTAAAGTACCTACTTAATAAATATCCACTTTGTAAAATTTATATCATTACAAGTGATCGTGATTATTTACAGCTTAATGTTCATAATGTCGAACTATTTACACTTACATATAAAAATCTAGTTGATGGAAAAACTTCCACGGGTGATCCACAAAATGATTTAAAAATTAAAATTATTATGGGAGATACAAGTGATAATATTCCATCAGTCTTTCCAAAATGTGGATTAAAGACAGCACAAAAATGTATTGAAGATAAAGAATTTTTTAAAAAGAAAATGGCAAATAATCCAGCATATTATGAACAATATAAATTAAATGAACAATTGATAAATTTTAATAATATTCCAGATAATTATGTTGAAGAATTTATGGCTACAATTAAAAAGTAACTAATTACACTAACCAAAAGGAAAAATGAGACAAAAACTTAAAATTTATTGGAGATGGAAGTGAATACATATTGGTTAATTTTATTTGACTCATATATTTTTTTATTACATCTTTTTTACGAATTGCTCTAAATATTTATAAATAAATCATCTTTTATAAAATATGCTTCTCCTTCTTTTGTCCATTTTACAACCATAGTAATAATTTCTACTCCTGATTTAACAGCTTGTTTAAATGCTTCTCTATATTCAGGATCAATAACTGATGGTTGAAATCTGTCAACATCTGTTCGTTGTATTACATAACACATAATACAACGAGTCTTTGACATACCCTTGATAAGTGTAAGCTCATTAATATGTTTTAATGCACGAGGACTAACTGGGTCAGTGTTTTTTTTTCGGTACCCGTCAGGAAAATAAGCCACTTTAGAATTTATATCTCTATCAGCAAAAGACATTTTTTTGCGGTCTTTAGATGTAACATCCTCATAATCAGCAAGTGGTACATTTTTAACCTCCATTATAAATGGTACACCATTTTGGTCTATACCACTAAAATCAAATCTAGAATCAACCAAATCAGGTACATAAATTTTTGTTTCTTTTTTATAAGTTTTTACATTAATTAAACAAGAAAGTAAATTATTTTTAAGAGCAGATTCAGTTAGTTCTTCGGCTAATTTTGGATAAATACCAACAATTATTTCTTTTTCTTTCTCTCGAATAATAGATAGGTAAACTCTATATTCACAATGAAGTTTATGTGTATTTTTGTCAATTTTAGGAACAGGCGCCATTAAAATAGTTGCACCTACATCTGCTAGACCACAACAACCTAGTGATGCTGTATGACCTAATATTATATTACTAGTTGAACATATTTTGATATCAGCAACATAAGGTGTTTTTATAAAACTCGATGGTCTTTTAACAACTTCGCCTTCAATTAAATTGTTTAACTTGAGAATTAATGACATTGTTATTGATATCTTTTATTTAGTATAAGAATTTAAGTTTTCAATTTTTTTTTAAATATATTAATATATTAGTATGAGCAGAGAACAAAAAAAACCACAAAAAGTAATTATTCCTGACCAGCTAAATATAAAAATTCGAACAAGTGTTCCTGGTTATCAGAAAATTGACTACAAACCTTCAATGACTATTAAAGATAGTGATGAAAAAAGTGTTAGGTTTAATCCTTTAATCAAATTAAATCAATCCACAATAGATAAAATACCAAAAGAATATAGAATCAAACAATTTTTTAATATAGGGCTATTTCAATCATTACTTAATTTTAACGGCGGAACACCAGCTAACAGTTTACTACAAGCAACACGTAATGGATATGTTGATAATAATATTAAGGTAACTTTAAATTCTATATTTCCGGTGGGTTCTGTTATTTATATTGATAAAAAACCATATGCTATAGCAGATTATCAATGGACAACAGGAGATTGGAAAATAGATATAAAACAAAAAAAACAAGAAATTGAACAAGATAAAGTAACTGAACCGCAATTATATAGTCAACTTGGAAAAGATGAAATAATAACTGGTGAAGAACAATTAAATAAAATGCCAAAAGATGTTTTGTTTGGAACAAATTATTTTGATCCAAAACCAAAAGCCAATTATCAACAACCAATATCCAAACATCCATCCGAAATAGATAAAGATAAAATACAAATTTCTAAACACCAAGCATCAATATCAATTCCTAACAATTTAGCATCATTTACTCAACAATCAAGAACAACACAACCAACAATAGGACAACCAACAACAGGAGAATCAAAAATTCAAAGACCTCTCGTGTCATCAGAATTAGTTCCTAAATTTCCTCTAAAACAACCATCTATTACAAATGATTCTACTCAAAACACAATAAAAGATTTTTTACCAGAATCAGAATCAGAACCAGAGTATTTATCTACTGAAGAAGAGAGATTATTTGATACATTCAAAAATGAATTAGAAAATAACAGTCAAAGCACAAATTTTTTTAAAGATTATTTTAAATCTTTATCTTTCAAAACTATTGTCCAACTTATATTTAGTAAATTTCCAACAAATCTTAAAACTCAAATTCGTGCTTTTTATTTTTTTGTAACAAATTATGAACCTTTAACAAAAACTGATAAATTAAGTAATAAATCTTATGAAAATTTATGTGACCAAGTATCAATATTAAAAAGTCCAACAGATGGAGATTGTTTTTTTAAAGCAGTTGCAGATGGTATAAATATATATAATTATGAAAATCAAAAGGATAAGATAATTTATACAAATTATGGTAAGGTTCAATTATTTACAATAAGCATCCTCAGAGAATTAGTTTTTAGATATATAGAGAATTTAGGTGATGAAATTATTAATGATATGTTATTGATTGCAGAAGAACAGATTGAAAATTTAAATAAAAAATTTAAAGATTCAATTAATAGTTTAAAAGCAGAATTAGATTTAGATGAAGTGACAAAAGAACAATATTTAACTGAATTAAGTAATATTTATAATACAAATTCAAATTTTCTAGTTTATAAACCTAAAATTGTTCCAATAGAAATTGATAATTACAATAATCCATTTAGAATTTTAAAAAAATCAGAAATACAAAATTATATAAAAAGTAAAGATTATTGGGCAAATAATGTAGCTATAGAAGCTATATGTGATAGATTAAATATATGTATAATACCTATTGAGAAATATGATTATGATAAAACAAGTAGAAAAAATAAAATAAAAGTAACTATGTTAAATAAATTAAAAGCGTTATTAACAAATAATGGGTTAGTAAAGGACAAGTGTTCAAAAAAGGTAATGTTTTTATTTTATAAAAATAACCATTATGAGTTAATAAGATTTAAATATTTTACAAAACCATATATTAAAATATTTGGCGAAGGTGTTAGAAAAATTAATGAATATGATAAAAAGTGGTATACAATATTTAAAAAAAATGATTTATTACCACCACTACATATTTTGATATTAATTTATGGTTCAATATATTCAATATTAAATGATAAAAATAATTTTAGTATTTATAATGATATAATGCAAGTAATAAATAAATCAATTTTAGAATTATCTAAATCTGAAAAATGGGAAATTTTTAAAACGCACTTCATTGATTTATTTCCTGATAATAACTCAATAGAAAATAGGATAAGAAACTCTGGAGAAGCAGATACGTTATCACAAACAAAGACTACTTTACAAGCTATAAAAGATTTAAATCATGAAGGAATGATAGGGGGTCAGTATAAATATAGAAAAGAACACTATTATACACCACCTTATTATCCAAGAACATTCAATATAACTAAAAAAGTAGACCAAATAGAATCCTCAAAAATATCATATAAAATAACAATTGATATGGAAGTTCATCCAGGAACATCATTGACTCCAGAACAAATAAGTCAATTAAAATGTAATTCTAAATATAATGCTATTGGAAAGGCATACTCAGAATTTACAGGAAAACCATATGTAATACCTCTAATATATCCTCCGTCAAAAAATAATACCACACAGAAAAACAAAGAATCAATAAAAGGTGGTAAAAGAAAAACCTGTAAAAATAAATAAAAATTTTATATCACAAGATATGGTAAAAAAATATATATTTAACAAGTTAATTTATAATTATCACATTCTACTTTATGATTTTTATAACCATACCAAGCATTATATCCTTGTTGCTTCCATACTTTATAAGCACAATTTGCATTACTTTGACAATTAAATAAACTTGAGCAAGTTGCGCTACATCCATTATATTTTGACAAAGGATCACCTGAACACCACCAATAACTATTTATCTGCATTAATCCATAATCTGTTGAACCATCTGTATTTTTATTTGTTGTATCACAATTAAATGAACTTTCATATTTACTAATACACACCATTGTTGGTAAAGAAGATTGAGGAAAACCAGCTGATTTTAAATAACTAGCAACTTGACATTCTGATATATAATTTGTTTCCAAAGGTGTTTTGAAATAATATCTACAAGTATCATCTTGGATAATTGTTTCATATTTAAATTTATTATCATCTAAATACTCTTTTACTTCTTCATCATATTTATCGTAAAAATTTTCTATATCTCTCGCTAATACCCAGAGAGAAATACCTGATGGAACTGATATTATACTATATTGATATTGACCATTTAATTCTTTGCCCAATTTTACTACCCAATAAGGTGAATCTACAGGAATTCCGCCTAAATGGACAGATAATTTACCTGGCTCACTCTTATTAGTATAATAAGCGTAACCCGATATTTGTTCTAATTCATTATTAGAGTTAATTTGACTATTTAACACACTTACATCTCCATTATCTAGTAATCCATATTGTGCTGTTAAACATGTACCATAACCTTGAAAAATAACATTTGTTGGTGCGCCATATATCTGATACCAATTTCCTAAATATTTATCTATATCTAATTCTTTAACTGTTTCAGGTGACTTAGAACTATAAAGAGTTTGACAATTACAAATCTGAGAGAATAAAAATATATATATAATAAAACAGAAGATTCCAAGGGAACTGGCGTTTACAGTATTACTAAAATACATTATATATTATATTATATTTTAGTAGCTTCGCTTTAATATTGTTTTTTATAATTTATTACCATTTTGAAATTTCTCGAAATCAAATTTTGAATACGCTTCTTTTTGAGATTTGCGTTGTTTTTCCCTCTTTGCCTTCTCTAAAACTGCTATTGCTGCTGCTAACTCTGGTTCTGTCACATTTCCATCTTCATTTGTATCTAACAATTTATGTAAAACTCTATATTGATGAGGAACGATACACAACGAACACTCTTCATTAAATAAATAATCTGAGAGAATAGTAAAAACAGCTGTCAAACCTAGAGCAGTATAAATATCACGAGTACCCATCCATGCCATTGAAAATACTAATAATTGTTTACTAACTGAATATTTCATATATTCCTCTGTTGATTTGCTAAATTGAATTTGAATAAATTTAGAACCAACGTTGAGAAGAATCATTACTACTCCAGCAAAAAATTTACTATTGTTTAAATACATTATATGATGATTTATATATGAAATTCCATTAAATAAAGGTGTAAATATAGTGGTTTTACCACCTACCTTAATATTAGGAGTCTGATTATTGATATTTATTTGTTGTGGTGATTGTGTTGTAGACATTATACTAAAATAACATATTATTATTTTTTTACATTATGCCAAATTTTCTAAAAAGATTTGAAATATCACTTGATGATTTATCATAGAATCCCTCAAAATTTCTCCTGATATTTCTCTCTATTGGTCTATACGTTTCTTTTAAAATTTTTGGAATAAACGCTTCTTCATATGATTTTTTTTCCACCTTAAAAAGGTTGAGACAAAAGGGGTTGTTAGGAGATTTGCCCTCGCTAAAAGTACAAATAATAATCCCTATAGAGATTATTAATATTAATAATAAAGAATTATATATTAATCTGTTCATATATAATTCAGATAAATTAAAAAGAAGCATAAGAACTTGAAAACACTGATTTATCAGTGGGACTTATATTATCATCTTGATTACGTATATTATTTAAAACTGCAATTGAATTTGATTGTTTACCTCTTATTATATTTGATTCTCTATCAGTCATACAAAATCCTTCTCTACCTCCTAAACTCTCGCTAGTTGCTCCTGAAGTAGGACTAGATGATGTAGTGGCTATTTGTGCTGAATTTGAATCATTTGAAGGTTTTAATTCTTTACTTACTATAGTTTCTTTAGCTATTTTTGTAGCAGAAGATATTTGATTACCAGAAATATCAAATAAGTTTCCAGAAACATCGAAACCTTCATAGTAATTATAACTTTGTACTTCATTCATATTATATTGATTAAATGCTATTATAATAGCTAAAACTGCTAATAAACCTAAAAATTTATTCGTGTATGAAATAAAAATAATTAAAACCAAAATAAACATTCTACCTAAAGCTGTTTCTGTTAGCAAATCAAAAAATCTTGATTGAGACAATAATATAACTAAAATAAGAGTAACAGCAATTCCCATATTATTTTTACTAACCAACTTAAAGTCCATTTATATAAATTATATGATATAATTTATTTCTTAAATTTTTATTTCAGTCTGTTTTACAAAATATTATCTAAATTTTTATTAAGAGAATGTCTTTAGCAATGTTCGCAGCTCCAATTGATGATAATTCAAATATAACATTACCAAATAATTCAGATAGTTCGGATAATATTCTAAATCAAAAACGTCATAAAAAGACTCAAAGAAAGTATCCTAAAATTGAAAATTTTGATACTAATAAAGTTAACTCAGTTCTTGATAAAATACATAATACAACTGATGATGATGATGATGATGATAAAAATAGTTTTAATCCGCCACCTAAACCAGAATCTATGAGCGGATTAAGGACAATTCCGCAACAACTAAATAAAGTTAATGAATCTTTTAGAAATCATTTAGCTAGAACAGCTGGAAGAGCACCTATGCCTAATTATGAAGGGTCTGATAATCTAGATTTGAATGATTACAACAATTATGGTGACAGTAAAACTATTGAAGAATATTATAAATCTCTATTACCTGGTTATAATCAACAAAAAAATCAAGTTAATAGACCATATTATCCTTATAGAGAACCACAAAACTCTAATCCATATAGGGATAATGGTGAAAATCTATCTCAAGACCTTTTACTCAAGAAACTTAATTATATGATATCATTATTAGAAGACCAACAGGATGAAAAAACTAGTAATGTTACCGAAGAAGTTATTTTGTATTCATTTTTAGGAATTTTTATTATTTTTATAGCTGATACATTTGTTAAAGCTGGAAAATATACTAGATAAATATACGAATTATAAATGTCCTTTATATAGTATTAATCCTGAAATCACTCATTTCATTAGTTCGTGAACCCTTGAAGATTTTACAACTTTTTTATAGCTTCGCAAAAAGCTAAAAAACTCTATCTTTTGAAAGCGAAGAAATAAAAAATGGATTTGAATATTTGATAATCTATTAAGGGATTTTATACTAATGTTAAAGATAATATATTAGAATACTAATTTATTAAAATAAATTATTTTTATAAACTATTTAAACCAAACATTCTATAATAAAGTAACATAATGATAAAATATCTTATAATTCATAATAAACATGAAGGTTGCTACGACTTTCAATGTTATCAAGATGAAGTAGCGAGAATTAGATTTACATCTATAACTATTAATCCACCAAAAATTTTTATGTTTAATACAAGAGAAGAAGCTCAAGATTTTTTTGAAGAATATATTAATGATGTTGATTGTATTGATATTAAATGTAGGAGAGGAGATGAAGTAGAGCATCATGATTATTGTACTTGTGGAATTATTGAACTTGATAATGATGGTGAACCTATACTTTTTTATAATAAAAGAAATCAAATATTTTTAATGGAAAATTCACCGCAAATGTTTTTACCAAATCAGGACCTTAAAAATGATGTCCGAAATCTCAATTTAACAAATAAACTTATTCGTAAATGTAAAACTCTTGGACGCGAACAAAGAAAAAGATATATTGAACTTGGTAAATACTGTGAAGAATGTAATGCAGATGAACAAAGTGACAATGAAGAAAAAGAATCTGATAATTTAAAAAAAGTTGATATTGTTTCAGAAACTCCAGTAGAACAAGTAAAAGCTGAATCGCCTACTGAATCTACAAAGAAAAAGAAGGTTACTAAAAAATCTGTTGTCAAAGAATCTACAAGTGAATCTAATACAGAAGAAAAGAAAAAGAGAGCACCGAAAAAACCTAAAGAATCTAAAGAGAATTAATTTATAATTATAACTTTTTCTGAATCAAATGTTGGATAAGCAAAATTATAAAAAAAATATGCAGTTGGACTTATTAATAATGGTTTTGTTTTTTGAATAATATTATTTATAATTATATTATTATTTGATAAATTCTCAATAGCACAAAAACCAAAAAAATTCTCAGCAGCTATTTTCCAAAAACTTATTTTAAATCCTTGAATAAAAATGTTGTCATCACAATGACATATTGATGCAAAACAACTCAATACCTCTAAACCTTTTTCAATTTGTACACACGATTTTCTGTAAAAATAGCAACAAATTATCTGTTCATCACATAAAATAGCATATATGAAAATGTTTTTTGTTTTTATTAATTCTAATATATTAGCAATATCAGCATTAATTATAATTTCAAACTTATTTTCATTTAAACAGATAAAATCATATACAAATCTAAAATTTGTAGTATTAATTTCTAATAACTTATATTCATTAGATAAATCTAATGGTTTAATCCATTTGTCAACAGAAAAACCATATGTTGAATAAACACATAAAGGAACTATACCAGTTAATTCATCTTCTCTCTTGAATAGAGAAATAACAATATTTTTATTCAAGTATCTTTGATTATAATGATGTGTTTGAATTATTTGTGGAGCAATACCTTTTTTTCTATATAATTTATCAACACATAAGTAATCAACATAATATACTCTAAATTTACCTTTTTTATTTTTACTAATTAATACATTTAATGGTCTTGATGTCATAGCACCAATAATTTGACGATCTGTTATCATAGTGCCTTTTTTTAAGTCAATCATATGTTCATCTTTATAATAGAAAGATATAAAAGATTTATCATTGTGTCCAATAAAATAAGCAGTTATATTTTCTGATTGTGGAGAGAAAATATTATCTTTATTTTGTAAATAATTAGCTTTTATTAAATTAGTAAATCTTATTTTTTGTATTGATGAAAGCTGTGAAAAAACTATTGTATCAATGTCTTTAAAATTTGTATATTTATTTTTTTCAGGGAGTGAATCTTGAATAATACCTGGAGGATTGAACATGTAACCAAAGTCATAAATATGAAATACTGGTTGTAATACCCAGAATCCATATTTTAAACGGATATAAATATAAATTAAAAATATAATAAGTATTCCAAAACATAAAATATAAGATAAATATTCAAACATACTACTTTTAATAAATAAATAAAATTTATTATATATTTCAACTAAAATATAATAAATAAAATAACAGAATTTATATTATATGGAAATACAACATAAATTTTTTGGCAAGCATTATTTAGCTAGTTTTATAGATTGTAATTCTGATTCTATTAATGATATTAAATCATTAAAAACTAATATGGAAAATGGTATAATTAAAAGTAGAGCTAATATTTTGAGTTCTACTGAAAAAATATTTGAAAATAATGGTTATACCATTATATTTTTATTGTCTGAAAGTCATTGTAGCATTCATACTTATCCAGAAAATAACTCTCTTTTTACTGACTTATTTACTTGTGGAGAAGTTTGTAATTATAAAGAATATGAAAAAATAATGATTGATTATTTAAAACCCAAAAAGGTTATATCTAATTTAATTATACGTAATGAATCACATTATTTTTCCTGATTCCACAAGTGTTAAATTTTGTTATTTTAATTCGGTTTAACAAAAACGTATAAGTATTGGTATTCATAAGCACACTTTACCATATCAATCTTAGCGTGAATTAAAAATCCTGCTTCTTGAGCCATATTAATAATTGTTGGTAAATCTTCCATATATAAAACTTGTTCTTGTTTTCTAACACGACCATCATTAAATTTAAATTTTTCATCAAAAGTAGCAATATCATTATCATCTAATTTAAAATTAGAATCATATATAAAATCATTGAATGTGATTTTGGTCTTTGTTATTCTATCCTTGGCATATTTCTGCGGAGATACAATATATAATGGATTTCCTGGTGGAAGAATAGGATCAAATTTATATTTATCAACTAAATGAATTATTAAATAACCACCTGGCATTAACCAATTTATACAATTATAAAAGAATCTCATTTTATCTTTTATGTAATAAATTGTAAAATATAAACATAAAATATGTGTTAGAGAGTCATCTTTAAATAAAGTTCCATCTAAACCATCTCCTACTTTAAAATTATGAACAATATAAGGATTATTTTCTCTCGCTTTTTTAATCATTGAAGGTGAAATATCTATTCCAATTACTTGTAAATTTTTAGAACTTAGATCAGCCACGTGATGTCCAGTTCCACATCCAATATCAGCAATAATACTTTTTTCACTTGGCATAGCACTATTTGAAATAATTCCTATTTCAAAATCATTTTTAATTCTATTAAACACTAAATAGTCATAAATTTCAGCATAAAAATCATCATAAATAGCAGTACCTTGTTTAAATACAAATTTACTTACATCAGTATCTATATTATCTGTTGATTTAGTAGTCATACCTTCTTTCATTGTTTCACACGCTTTTCGTAAACTTGTGAAAAATATGACTATTAATAGTAATAAAGCAATAAATATTAGTATTTTTCCAAAATTAGATAATTTATTATAACAATTTGTAAGTGATTTTATTATTTTCATCTATATGTATTGTTGTTATTTTTTTTGTATTAAATTTAATTATATGGATGATTCTGAAATTAATGATTTAAGAGGAGAAGGCGATTTTAAAGGGTTTTCTTTTTCAAAATTTAAAAAAGGTGAAGTTAAAAAAGAATTGCTAAATAGTTTGGTTCATTCAAAAATTGAACCAGCATGTTATTGGAGTGCTGAATTAATTTGTGCAGGTCACTATAGTGACTTATGGGAAATAGTTTTATTATTCTTTAGCAAATTTGTACATCTAAGTAATTCTAGTATAGGAATATATCTAGAGATGAGAATAAATGATTTTAAATCAATTGTTAATAATGGATATACTGACAACATACTAAGACTTAGAAATAATGATAAAATTAGGAAACTATTTTGTGAAATAATGTGTATATTATGTGATGCTAAACGTCGTCATAGTTTTGATAATATTAAGATTAATCCAAACGATATGAATATGTTAACTATTAAAGATAAATTTAAAGCACCAACTGCTTCTTATGGTGAGGAAGTTTTAATGACAGAAGACCCTAAAGAACTTTTTCCATTTGTTAATGAACTTGCATATAGTGTTACTAAAATAGGTAATAATCAAATGATGGCTTGCTATTGGATAGAATGGATATTTGAATATGAATTTAGATGTAAAGCATTAAAAGAAAAAATATTCTGTGAAAGACGTAATTTTGCGAAAGTTGAATCAAAATGTCAAAAGGATATTATTTGGATTATCTGGGATATTTTTTTAAAAGAATCTGAGAAACGTTGTAAGATAATTCAAAAGCTGATGAATTCTTTAATGAATTTATTTTGTTTAAAATACACAACTGGTTGTCACAAAAAACGCAAAAATTTAATGTACTTAGCTATTTCTATTTTATGTGAAAATTTTACACTTGAAAAAGAAATAATTAGACACTCGCAATTAGGGTTAGTTAATACAATTAAACAAAAAATAAACTCGGTTTATACACAAATAAAGAAGAATGAAGAGTCTACAGGAACAGATTATTTATTTCATGGAATAAAGTCGTCAAATTTAGAAAGTACTATTAAAAAATTAGATGCTATGAATTCGTTTGGAGAGACTTTTGTTCCTCGGCTTTAAATAGTTTTAAATATATATTTCTAACCTACTTAAAGACTGATACACTACATGATGAAGGGAAATTCTTGAATTTCTTTAAAAAGAGGCAAAAAAAGTTCCCTACACATGAAGAGAAAAGAAAAGGTTTCAAAAAATGAAAAGTATTTTAACTTTCTCAAAATGGACAAAAAAAATGTCCAAAATCGGATAGCCAAAATACTTCTTACTGACGAAAAATTTTGTCTTGATAAATAAAAATTATCATCACAAATTAAACCAAAAATTTTTATTTTATGGTCATAAAATTTTAATATTTTTTATGAAAAGTATTTAGGAACTTTTTATGTTGACAATATATATCAACATGTTGACGAATTTAAGTTCCGAAAGTTCCGAAAAATATGTATGTGAATTATGTCACTATTCAACGTGTCGAAGTAGCCAATATAAAAGACATCTTGAAACCGATAAACATCAAAATAATGAAAAATCAACATTTTGTCAACAAATGTCAACGAATGGCACTACCCAAGGTTCACAATTCGTCTGCGATTGTGGAAAAATTTATAAAGAAAGAAGTGGATTATGGAGACATAAAAAAAAATGTTCCGATACCAAAGATATTGACTCCATAAAGGAGAAGGCAAAAACTATCACCGACAAAGATGACCTTATTATGTTCTTAATTAAAGAATGTACTGATTACAAAAATATGCTAATGGAACAACAAGGTATGATGATGAAGGTTATTGAAAATGGTGTGGGTAATAATAGTCACAATAATAATTGTAATAATAACAATAAAACATTTAATCTTCAGGTATTTTTAAATGAAACCTGTAAAGATGCTATGAATATCACCGATTTTGTTGACTCTATTAAGCTTCAATTACCTGATTTGGAGAAATTTGCCGAGGTAGGTTACGTTGATGGAATATCTAGTATCATAAATTCAAACCTGAAAGCTCTCGATATAACACATCGTCCAGTTCATTGTACAGATAAAAAGAGGGAAACAATGTATATTAAAGATGATAATCAATGGACTAAAGGAGACGAGAATAAAACTAAACTCAGAAAAGTTATACAAAAAATATCAAATAAAAATATAAATTTATTACCTCAATTTAGAGAGAAATATCCTAGCTACAGGGATTCATCTTCAAAAATGTCTGATAAATATGATAAAATGGTATTAGAAGTTATGACAACAGATAGTGAAAAAGACGATAAAATAATTAGAAATATATCTAATATAACAACTATAGACAAAATTATTAAAGAAAAATAAAATTTTATATATATATAAATGCCGACAAAACGATTTAGAAAAAGAGGAGGAACAAAAAAGAATTATTCAAATAGTAGTTCATCATTATCTGCATTTCAGAAAGAAATTGTTGTTGTATTTTTAGAGATGTTAATGATGGTTAAATTATTTCACTGGAAAACAACTAGTTATGCTACACATAAAGCGACAGATGAACTTTATACTAAATTAAATGCCAATATTGATAATTTTATTGAGATTCTTTTAGGAAAATCAGGAAGACGTATAGATTTGATGAGTAACAAAGAAATTAAACTAGTAGATTTATCAAATCAAGAATCATTTAAGAGAGAAATAGAAGCATTTAAAGGATATTTAGTCAGTTTAAATCAAAATAAAGCGATGTTATCAATGAGTAATACAGATTTATTTAATATTCGGGATACAATTTTAGGTGATTTAAACCAACTTTTGTATTTGTTAACATTTAAATAATTATGCGAATTTATAGTAAAAATTAATATATTGTTTTTTATTATAAATGGATAGCACAAATAATAATATGTCTCAGTCTCTATTACAATCAAGTGACACTACATTTCCATCAAGTTCTATGAGTGATACCGGATTTTTTAATAGTTTAAAAAATATAAATGTGACTACATGGTTATTAATAATTTTAATTTTGGCATTTTTAGGATTTAATATTTTTGCTTACTTAGCAAAAGGAACACAAGATGCGGTAAATATATTTGCTCCATTAATGAATATGATATTTGGAACTACTACATCAATTGCTGGTCAGACTATAGATGTTTCTGCTGAAGGAGCTAAGGCTGTTGTTGGAGGAACTGCTGGAGCTGTTACTAGTGGTTTAACTGCTGTTCAAAATGTTACACCTAATACAACACCATCTGGTGTTAAAGGACAACCAATTGGTCAACAACAAATTGATTTAATGCAACAATCTACTTTAAATAGAGCATTAAATACAGGACAACAAAATCAACAATCTTCTCAACAAGATTATCAAGCAAACGAAGCTACTAGTTCAGTTCATAGCGCAGGTAAAGCAGGATGGTGTTATGTTGGGAATGATAGAGGATTTAGGACTTGCGCAGAAGTTGGAGTAAATGATACTTGTATGTCAGGCGATATTTTTCCGAGTCATGAAATTTGTATGAATCCAAATTTGAGGTCTTAATATAAATTACAACTATTTAAATTAACAGCACTAACAAATCCTTTATAATTAATTGGCCATTTATCTCCACTATTATTCATTACATATCTTTGTCTTGGAAACCAAGTTTGCACTTTATTATTCCAACATAAAACAGAAAAACCAGGAACATTAGATGAAGAAGCAGGCGCACAAATAGTAGCAGAAGTATTACATTTTTTAATAATCTCTCCATTACAAGGATTAGCAAATGTTCCACAAACAAGTGTGCCTCCATCTTGTATAGAATTTCCTGAACAACCATTTGGATTAGGAATACCATACGCAAATGGTCCGGAAATAATATTAGGAGCGCCAATAATTTGGTTAGGAAATGGAAATGTGCTAAATCCAACTCTCAATAATCCTGTTGTATTAGGATTAGTATATGTTTCTGATTGTGTAGCAAAAACTTTAGTCCTATTAGGGCCAGCCATCCTAGCAAGCTGTGAGTATTTTTGTGATTTAGTAAATCTAGCGCTGTTGCCTTTATATTGTAATATATTTCCTTTATAAATTTGTTTAGTTTCATAGTCAGCTTGTGCTTGTGATACAGTTTGTCCAGTTAAGGGAATAGATGCTTCCTTATACGTAGTACCAGGAACAATAAATACACAAGGATTTTCAACTCTAGACCATGCTCTAGTAGGTATTGGATTATATGACATGTATATATATAGATTATTTATTAAATTAAACAAATAATGTATAAAAAATTAGTAATTACCACCAGGTCCAGCAGGATTATAACCATCACCTGCGCCATAGAAAAACCATCTTAAAGATAAGTAATTATACATCTTATCAGCCAATCCATTTCCACCAATCATTTTGGTATTAGGTCCTCTATTAACGATATCTTGTATAGCAGCAGTTCCTAAAGCATAATTGTAGTACCATAAATTAGAAATATAACCATCAAACCCGCCATTCATGGCAACATAAACATCACCATAATTTTGTTTGGGTACACCTACGAGATTAATACTTCTAGCTATAGTTCCGTTAATATAAACATCAATAGTAGTATTTTCACATCTAATAATCACATTAACCCATTTATTAATAGGAATATCTTGAATAGTAATTTCTTCATTAATAACATTATAAGTATTCATAACAACGAGTAAAGCATTTGTATTAGGAGCAATATAAAGACCAGGAGCATTATTTGGTTGAATCATACCATTTTCAGTTAGATTACTATTACCTTTACTGAAAACGTGTTTAAATATTCCAGCATTTGTTTGAAGATTATTAATAAAAATCCATGTAGACCACGTAAATTCTAAACCATCTTTAGCATTAACTGACCTATAAATAGTAACAGCTCCATTATTACTAGGGTCTTGAGGATAAATAATCATTTGAGTTGCATCAACCATACCATCAATCAAATGTGGAGAATGATTAGGTTTTAAAAAGTATGCTAAAATAGATATACCTAATCTTAATAAAATAATAAAACCAAAAAGTACTAATAATAAGAAAGCAAATTTAGCTACTAAACTATTTGTCTCTAAAAATTCTTTAGTTCCAAAAGTTCCTTTATTTGTAGAAAATGTATTGAATACTCCATTATCACTCATTATATATTAAATAAATAAGAAAATTTATAAAGTATCAAATAAATTATACTTTATAAATAAAGTTAAATAGTTGTAGAACTTTGAGTTACGCCATTTTGGAGTAAAGATATTTGGATTTGATAAGCATTAAACATACTTGACCAATTAGTATATCCTTGAGTATAAATATTCCATACTTGTTGTGGATTAATTGAATTAGGATAATATTGAAGTTTAGATGTCCAACCATCAAATCCTCCAGCAGGAGTAACATAGATATTTGCGTTATTATTAATGCTTGCTACACCAGGTAATAAACATGTTCTAACTAATTTTCCATCAATATACAAATCCATAGTTCTTCCATAAACACTAATAACTAAATTAACCCATTTTTGAATTGGAACATTTGCTATAGAACATGTGTGAACAACTGTCTTTCCACCAGGTGTTGTTGGTTCTTGATCTACTCCTGGATAACATCCTAGAGATACAGAAATATTATTTTGAATAGCTCCTAAAACAACTGCAGGACAAGGATCTAACCCACTGACACCAGGAACTGAACCATTATTTTGATCACTAGATTTTGCACCCATTCTTCCGAATACTACTTTGGGCTCTCCATATCTATAGTTCCAGTCATTTACATAAAACCAAACAGAATAAGCAAAATTGCTAGATGGAACATCTGAACCATTTGTTGCTAAATTAGATGCACTTATTGTTGAACTAGTTTTGCCATCTTGAATATTTTGTAATGTGTATGGGTCTGAAAATATATATTTTAATAACATTAAGATTAAAACTATCACAACTATTGTAATTACAATACTTAGGGGACTCATTGTATAATATAGATTTAGAAATTTTCATTAAATTATTCAATTAAATTATTCAATTAAATTAATTATAAATACTATTTTATGTTAAACTAATAGTTTCATTGATATTTTTTACTAAAATAGTTTCGTTAGAGTCATTTAATGTAGGTGGTGTTCTATTTTTAACAGTATTATATATATAATATATATTTTGAGAAGTTAACGCGCGTCTAAAATAAACAAGGTTACATATTCCACCTTTTATTCCATTATTTTCTCCAATCGTTAAATTTTCAAAAGTGTAATATGGTACAACTTCTATTGATGATTTAACTAATTCGCCGTTTAAAAATATGTCAAATGTTCCCCCATTATAATTAATTATTAAGTTATTCCATTTTTGTAATAGTAAATTATTATTAATATAAATAATTCTATTACCTTCACTATCAAAATCAGTCATTTTATTTTTTGTTAGGTCTTGTAAATTTTTTTGTTGCATTGTAATCATTAAAGAGTGGGTTTTTCCATTATACAGAACATTTGGTTTACTACCAAAATTTAATAATGAAGTATACTTATTATAATTTGGATTCATATTTGGTCCAGCAGAATCTAAATATATCCAACATGATATTGCATATTGATAATCAAAATTATCACTTCCATTTAAATCTTGATAACTCCCTAGATTATATTGTGAATCTGTATAAACCGGTTTATTTACTAGTTGTTTACCACCTTGTGAACTAAGTAAATTAAATACTGATGGTGTATAAAAATAAATTATGAATAAAGAGATAGCAATTATAAGCATCCCTAACGGGATTGAACTAGTATTGAGAGCCTTATATTCACCTACAAATAATTTAGCAATCCAATCAAATCCATGACTAATTAAACAAGGTATATAGAGAAATATTGTAAATAAAAGATTAAAGAATCCATTTTTGTTTGAATTACCAACTGGGATTTTTACATTAATCGTTTTATAAATTAATCCAAGTATAACGGCAACTAATAATAAATTTAAAACAAAACTTACGATACTTGAATTACTAGAGATTGATTCAATATTATAAGAAATCCAAAAAATAAGTAATCCTGAAATAACTAATCCAAATAATATAAGTAAACTAATTTTAAATAATTTACTATCAGACGATACTATTTCATTAGTAAATAAATTTGCTCCTAATGTAATTGTCCAGATAATACATATTAATAATAACAAAACAATTACACTTGCTGATTTAGGTTTATTATCAAAAAAACTTTCTTTATTACTTGAAATCATTATTGTAACCATAACCAAAAATATTAAAAATAAAATTGTTCCATATTTTCCAAATGATGAAAAATTATTCATAAAATTTTGTTGTTTACTACCTTCTTTATCAGGTAAAGTTAATAATATTATAACATACAAAAAAGCAAAAACTGCTATAATAATTGTAACTAACATTGAATATCCGAAATATTTTTGAGAAAAACCTCCTGGATTCATATTATAAAAAGTAATAATTAATGTAATTAAACAAAATGTTAAGATTAGCATTTTAATTCTCTCATAATTAATATTAAATTTTTCAATATAATTTTCAGTCATTCCTATATAAAATGAGAAAGCACCTAAACAAATAATTGCAGGATTAATAATGTAATAATAGTCATCCAAAATATCTTTAGATATCATAGTATAAAATAAAATAACAAATATGGTATAAATTATAACATAAGTAACATTACTTATTTGTTCAAATAATTGTTTAAATTCTTTTAAATTAGGTAGAAATATAATACATATACCAAAAATTAATAGAGAGAAAAATAATATGATTAAAATATTAGAAATTGATTCTTGCTGAGATTTAGATGGAGTACCAAATGAAGTGAAATTGACATCATAAAATATCATAAACATAGCAATAATTAAAAAAATAATTATTCCAACCATTATATAATTAAAACCAGGAGTTTTTAATTTTGGTAATAAATTTTCCTTATTTATTGTTGAATTTGTGTTATTCATATATTATTATAATAGAATAATAATTTTTCACAAGTTATGAAATATATTTTATAAATGTAATAACTTGTTATAAAATGACTTAAAGTTCCAAAGGTATTATGTAAGAGCTTTGATTAAATAAGAAATTTTTTTAATGCTTTATTTACATCTATATCAACATTTTTGATATGAATTCTTTCCCAATATTCTGAATCATGTAGCTTTTCTTCACCTAATATCCATTTTGGATTTATCTCTAAAATTTTTTCAGCAATTTTATTAGCTCTTTTATGATGGAATTCTGATGTAATTACATAAATATCATTATATTGTCTATCTGAATTATTTAAATAATTTCTCACCATTATAAAATTTTCTGCTGTGTTTGTAGCAACTGTATCATAAATATAATTCCAATCATTACCTCTTATATTGTTGGTGTGAATTTTCTCAAATTTTGAAATTTGTTGTGCCATCTTTTCGGCTTCTGATATTGAGTCTTCACGTGGATTTTTAATTCCGCCACTCAAAAACCAGTCAATATTTGTTTCATTAAATTTTCCAATAAAATTTACAGCGGCATTTATTCTATCATTTAATAGATTGCAAATATGGCAACCAAGAAGAATTAATAAAATATACATTTTAAATCTAGTGTTAGTTCGTTTAGTGTTTTAAAAATATTTCAATTTTTTTTGTATAATGATATATATATATGAGATTTACACACCTGGAATATCTTAAACAGACATATTTAGAACACTTTATTGATGCTATTTCTTACTCATTTATGTCTTTGAAAGCATGTTTTTTTTTCTCTGTCCATGCTTTTTGGCCAGATATTTTTGAATATGATGGTTCAAAACTGATAGAACATTTACACAACATTTTGCTTATAAAAAGGAGTAAATTACTAGATAGTAAGATCTAAAAATAATATATTAAAATCATTTAAAATAAATAATTTATATTATATAATGTTGAGGCGTTTAAATCTAAAAAAAAATTATAAAAAGGTGTTACTGATAAGACATGGAGAATCTATTTGGAATCAAGAAAGTAAATTCACTGGTTGGACGAATATACCATTAACAGATAATGGTAGGAAAGAAGCTGAAAAAATTGCTAGTGTTTTAATTGATAATTCTTTGATTCCAAATATTGTATTTAGTTCTGTATTAGATAGGTCTATTGAAACATCTAATATAATTAAAAATAATTTAATGAAAAAACAAGGTTTAAATATACCAATTCACACATCTTGGAGATTAAATGAAAAACATTATGGAACATTAGAAGGAATCCCAAGGGAATATATTAGAAAGACATATGGAGACAAGTTTACACAATTAATGCGTAAAAGTTTTAATATGAAACCACCTATTTTAAAAGATTACAAAAATTTTAAAGAATATCCTGTTTATAAAAATTGTTATTTTAAAAAGATAAAAAATGGAGAATCTAAAGAAAATGTATTAGATAGATTATTACCATATTTTGAGAATGATATATTATTTACTTTGAGTGAAAAAAAATTACCATTAATTGTCACTCATAAACACTGTGCTCGCGTTTTAATGAAGTATTTATTAAAAATGAATGAGGAAGATTTTGAATATTATGAAATCCCAAATAAAGCGATTATCGTATTAGATTTTGATGATGATAATAATTATTTAACTAATAGTGTTATTCGTTATTAGATATTACATATTTTCACTAGCAGTCTTTTTACCATGACAATTGCGACATAATGCGATCAAGTTTTGAACATCATTACCTCCACCATATTCTAAACGCACTTTATGATCAATCTCGAAAGTATGATCTAACTGTTCATGACAATGACCACATTTCCAATCTTGACTAGCAGCAACATATTTCTTTTTAGTTTCACTGACAGAACGCTTTGTTCCACCTCTTCCTGAAGTTAGAATTTTTTGTTCTGAGCAAAAACCTGATGTTTGTGGAGGAATTCCATTAAATGATTCCATAAAACTTGATTGAGACGTTCCTGTAAAATCAATAATAGGACTTAACATATCCATTGAATTTCTATCAATTGGTAAATATTTTATATAATTATTTGCATATAACAACATATCTTTTCCTTTAGATGGATTTTTTTTTAATAAATAGTATATACCAATTCCTAAAAGAAGATAAAAAATCATTTTATAATATTTTTTAAAAGACATCAACATTTTTGTATATTTACCATCATTATAAGCATTATATACAAAAAATGCTGTTAGTCCTAATATAAATATTTCTAATCTCATATTATATTATTATTCTATAATAAAATAATACAATATTTATTTTCTTATTGGATTAACAGGCATATTAGCAGGCATAGACATAGCTTCTTGACCATAAGCACCTTGTAATTTAATATTTCTCATTATTTGTCTTTGTTCATGAGTTACATGATAGATATTTAATACTGCTAAAGCCATAATAATATATGGTAAGAGAACTAATAACCAAGAAATAGATGTATATCCTTTATTACATAACCATCCTAAAACATATGTCCAAATGAACGCAAAAATAATATTCATAAATACTGCCATGATCGAAATACCATTAAATAATCCTATAATTCCACCAATAACAGCAATAGCAAAATAAATTCTTGCGGGTAAACAAAGTTTACTAAAATCTTTCATATATAAATTATATATATATTTTTATTTTAACGATAATAAAAATGGATTTTTAAATTTTTTATTTAATTTTTTTCTCTCAAATATTATAGAAGATTTTATTTTTTTTGTGTTATTATTTCTTATACCTCTCGCTGAAGAACTTTCAGATACAGTTATTTTTCTTTTATCATGTGCTATTATATATATTAAATTTCCTAATGTTTTAAATTCTTTTAATAACTCGTTTATGTTAATTGGTACATGACGTGGTTTATATAAATATTCATTAAAAATAAATTGAAGTTGTTTAAATATTTTTAATTCATTTTCATTCAAACTAAAATAATTAGAACTAAACATTTCTAAAAATGGATAATAAACCATTATAAAACCCCATAAATCAACTATTTTAATATAAACTTCATTCAAATAATCTCTCAAATTTAATGAACCGTCTTCTTTGAATTTTGTATAATGAACTAAAACATCTATAATATAATTAATTATGTATGGCATAGTTATTTCTGTTTCAATAATTTTGGGTTTGCTAACTTCTGATATACTTGTTAATGTACTACTATATAATAAAAACATAATCTCATTTATAAACTTATAATGACCAGCACCTCTTTCTTCCATCCATTCTTTTAAATAATCTATTACAAAAGGTCTTAATGCTACTTCTTCAACATAACCTCCATCTTTTAAATATTTTGAATATTTTTCATAAAACTTATCTGTAAATATGATAACAGAAAATGGAACATTAAATTGAAGAGGTCTATTTCGCCAATTCTTGGGGAATTTTGTAGTTGCACCAGGTTTATATTCTACTGTTAAACCCCAATCTATTAAACGTGCTTTTAATTCTTTGCCATTATCATCTATTAATATATTTGAATCTTTAATATCGCTATGATAAACATTATTATCATTCATTGGAATAATACCTTTTTTAAATAATTTTATCAAAGCCATATGTGTGATATATAAATTATCATATCCACCATTTGAATAAATATAGTCATCTACTGGCAAACCTCCATTTGGTAAATTTAAAGACATAACTTCATCCAATTTTGAATTAATATTTGCTTTTGTAATATTATCTTTAGGAAGTGCTGTACATTTTTGACTAAATGATGTTAAATCAGTAGATGTTAATTTAGCTGGACGACACAAAGTTGAGTCATAAATTAAAAAATAATCTTCATAATTTCTTATGGAATCTAACTTACTTTTTATTTGATTAATTTCTTCGTATTCTTCAGTAGCGTGTCGTTCTGTCATTAATTTTGATATTTTATTTGATTCTCTCTTAGATGCACCTTGACATTTTAATGCTGGGTTAAAAACACACCCATAACCACCTGATGCTATTACTTTACCTCCTTTATTATTTCTATATTTTTTTTTTGTTTTTCCCATTATATATATAGTTTATATTATTTATCATAAATATAATATATAGCACCTAAAATTGAAAGTAAAATACCGCCATAAATTAATTTTTCCTTGATTTTATAATATTCAGCTATATTTTCATTTTGTGATTTATATTGATTAAAATATTGAACAAAAAAATTATTTAATGAAATTGGAGGTTTTTCAAGTTTTTCATTTATTTTATTATGTATAAAATGCATCCAACGTGTAAATGAATCTCTATTATCCAAATATGGATTTATTGGATATAAATCTATTAATTTTTCAAACTCTTTTGAAACTTCCTCAACTGGTATAAAAAGCGGTAAATTTTGGATAAATTCATAATATTTTTTTTTTGTTACTGTATTTGGATGATGTGGATAAGTCATTGCTACAGTATGTAAAAAAAACCAATAATGTGGACCCCAAATTTTTGGATCTAAATAGATGGTTGCTGACATTAATATTTTAACTTATAAAAATATTAATATTTTAACTTCTAATCCTTTAAGATATAAATTGACTAATACATGTAGTTGAAGTATTTTTTTTAGTACAATAATTAAACATACGTGTTGTTGACCCCCTACCTCTTGTACATCCCATATTGATTGCTGAAGTTGTTACTTTTGATGTTGAGAGAAAATTTTTTTGATACAGACCTAAATTAAATAAATGTGAACCTGGCATTTATATATATAGAAAATATAATTTAAATCTAATTTGTTTTAAATATTTAAGTATATGAATAAAAACACAACTATATGTAATAATTGTAGTAAACAAGGTCATTTGTTTCAACAATGTAAATTACCGATTACTAGTTATGGAATAATATTATTCACATCTAGTCAAGAAGGTATTAAATTTTTAATGATTAGAAGAAAAGATAGTTTTGGATATATAGATTTTATTAGAGGAAAATACTCAACTAATAATTTAGGCCAATTAAATACAATTATAGATGAAATGTCATTAGATGAAAAAAATAGAATTTTAACTTTACCTTTTGAAACATTATGGAATGAAATGTGGGGTGAATCAAATATACAGTATAAAAATGAAGAATACTCATCTAAAAAGAAATTTGAAAACATAAGACAAGGTATTTTATTTAATGAAAAAATAACTACTCTTAAAGATATAGTTAGTATGAGCGATACTAAATGGAGAGAAACCGAATGGGAATTTCCAAAGGGAAGACGTAATCAAAAAGAAAAAGATTTAGATTGTGCATTAAGAGAATTTGAAGAAGAAACAGGAATTTCAAAAACTGATATAAAAATTATTGAAAATGTTTTGCCTTTCGAAGAAATGTTTATAGGGTCAAATCATAAATCTTATAAGCATAAATATTTTTTAGCATTTATGGAAAAATCTGATGATACTGATTATAATTTAAATAATTTTCAAAAAACAGAAGTTAGCAAATTAGAATGGAAAACTATTGATAATTGTTTAGAATCAATAAGACCATATAATTTAGAGAAAAAGGAATTAATTCAAAATATTTATAAAGTATTACAAGAATATAGATTATATTCATAATATATAGTATTATGTCAGAAAATCCGAAAAAGAAACCATTAATTGTAGAATCTTCAGACGATGAATCTAGCATTACTAGTCAACAAAATAGTATTCAAAGCAAATCTCAAGGGACGAAACAACTGGAATTACCGTCCTTGGTTCCATTAGGGTCAGTTAAAGTTGAAAAAATGAGCAATTTATTAAATATACCATCTACATCATCAAACATACAAACTTTATCATCAGATGTTCCTTCTACATCATCAGATGTATTAGAAAGTAATAGCACTCTAGTAATAGATAAAAATGACTTAGAAAAAGATTTTAAAGGATTAGATTGTAATAATGAAAATTTTTTTACAAGTGATTGTAATAAATTTATACTTAAAAAAGAACTTGTAGAGCGTGAATATTTATCTCAAAATGAATCTAAGGATCCCTATTTATATCCAAATTTAAATGATAAGGAATTTAATATTAAAATTGCAAATAAAAAAGAATTTAATGATACCAAATATGACGGAACAATTTATGAAGATATAAAAAAACAAGCAGATATTTTAGCAAAAGCAGATTTTGAACTTCAACCTCATCAAGCATTTGTTAAAAATTTTATGTCATTTCAAACACCATATAGTAGTTTATTATTATATCATGGTTTAGGATCTGGAAAAACGTGTAGTGCAATTGGTGTTTGTGAAGAAATGAGAGATTATATGAAACAAATGGGCATTACAAAAAGAATCATAATTGTAGCATCTGAAAATGTTCAAGATAACTTTAAACTTCAATTATTTGATGAAAGGAAACTTAAACAGGTAAATGGTATTTGGAGTATGAGAGGATGTGTTGGTAATAAGTTATTAAAAGAAATTAATCCTATGAATATGCCGATGCCCAAAGAAAAAGTTATTAGTCAAATTAAAAATTTGATAAATACTTATTATATCTTTTTAGGTTATGTTCAATTTGCTAATTATATTATTAAAATCATGAATTATGAAGAGGAAGTAAAAAGAAAATATGAAAAAAAGGAAAGAAAAACTGGAGAGAAAAGAGAAAAAACAAAGGTAGAAATACTTAAAGATGTTAAAGTTGAATTAAATAATAGAGTTATACGTCGTCTTCGTAACGAATTTGATAATAGATTAATTGTTATTGATGAAGTTCATAATATTCGTAAAACAGATGATAACGAGAATAAAAAGGTTGCTATTAATTTAGAATTTTTAGTAAAAGCTGCTCAGAATATGAGATTTCTTCTTCTTTCTGCTACTCCGATGTATAATAATTACAAGGAAATTATATGGCTTTTAAATCTTATGAATACAAATGATAGAAGAGGACGTATTGAAGTAAGAGATATTTTTGATAAAAATGGAAATTTCAAGAAAGATGGAGAGGAACTATTAATTAGGAAGGCTACAGGATATATTTCATTTGTTCGAGGTGAAAATCCATATACTTTTCCATATAGAATTTATCCTATTGAATTTGCTCCTGAACATACATTTCCAGCAATTAAATATCCTTCGTATCAAATGAATCTAAAAAAAATAGGTCATGAAGATAAAAAACGAATATTAAGTTTATATCTTACAAAAATAGGAGAATGTAATAATTGTGGAAAATGTCAATACTGTTGTTATAAATATATTATTTATAATCTTAGAAATAAAAAATTTACAATTACTACTAAACAAGGTGTAATTAGAGAGATGCCTAGTTTTGAGAATATGGAGTCATTTGGTTATACATTATTACAAACACCTTTAGAATGTTTAATTATTTCTTATCCTGTTCCAGGTTTAAAAAATTTATTAGATAAAATTCCAGAAGAAAATTTTTCCGAAGAAATCTCTCCAAGTTTTAGTGAATTATCTTTTGTAAAAGAGGAAGAACAGGAAGAAACTGTTGAACCTGTAAAAAATAAACCTAAACTTTTAATTGTTGAAAGTAGTTCATCAGATAGAAAAAGTGCAGGTGAAGAAGAGGAAGAAGTTTCTGAACCTGAAGATATAGATGAATTAGACCAATATGTTAAAAGTTCAAGTGAAGAATTTGTTTTACAACCTAAAAAAAAATCATTAATTGTTGAAAGCAGTTCATCAGAGAAAACACCAGAACCAAGTAAAAGTTCAAGTGAAGAATTTGTTTTAC